ACATGTTTTAACAGATCTACATAGTCTTTAAATTTTTCATGGTCTATAGTCAGGTTACTGAAAATGGTCAAACTTAATGTAGGCAACTGTTTGGTTGTTAAAAAATTTAACAGTCTGTGAGTTTCTTTTTGTATAAAAGGTTCGCCGCCCAACACATGCAGTTTATCTAATAGATGTGCATTGTTGTCTAACCAAGAAAACATTTTTTCAGTAGCTTCACTAAATTCTTCAGGAATATCGATGCTCTTGATAACAACACCGTTGGAATAAAACGGCCCGTGTTTTTTATTTTCTTGATTGATTTGGCTGCTGAATTTGGGTGTGCAATAAACACATTTTAAATTACAAATATTACTAAAATAGATTTCCAATATTCTAGGAGTTACACGGATTTCTTCCGGCACAGAGTCAAGCTCGGCAGGAGCACGAAATCCAGGAAAATCTAAATGAATAATTCTGTCGCTTATGCCACCTGCATCTTCGATATTTTTGCAATGCTCGCATCCGTGTCCAGGCCATTGTCCTTGCAACATGTCAGTTCTTGCAGACAACTTTTCTTTAGTATTATGAAAGTCAAACGATTCTAAGTCAAACGAATTTTGTTCTACTCTATGACAACTGGCAGTTTTGAGAGTAGTTAAGAAAACTGTGCTATAGTTCCATTTCAATTGGCAGGCGGTTGCTGTTTGAATGGGAAAAGTTTTGTAGTGCATTTAAGTATATACCCTTGCGGACAAATTTGGTAAAGTCGGCTCTCTCAAACAGAGGAGTATAATATGTCAGTTCTAATCTGACCAGGGGTATCATTGACAGAAACTGTCCAAAATATTATAATAATATTTATAGACTTATTAGGTGTGGCCATGTTGTAATGGTAGCAACCTAGACTGTGACTCTGGTAGTACGGGTTCGAGCCCCGTTGGTCACCCCTAATAGGTTTTTATGCAACTTTAGCTGATGTGGTCATAGCGGTGTCTTGAAGCGGCATTGAAGTTGGTTCGATTCCAACAGGTTGCACCAAACTAACACCTTTGTAGTACTTGCTCAAATTCAAATTTGACATTATAATATTGGTATAGGAGAAAAAGATGCCATGGATTCAAAATGTTAGTATGAGCGACATCCGTCAAGGATTTCACATTGATCCTGGATTTAACACCATGCTGATTCAAATTATGGATCCTGCATACGAATTTCCTGTGCCCAAGTATCAGTTTAAAGAAGTTCATCAATTTGAATTCTTAGACGCAGAACGGGATGACAAATGGGACGATGAATTTAAAATTACAGATCAACAAGCAGAGCAATTGGTAGGCCTATTGCAACATGCCATGGCCAACCGTATGAATGTTATTGTTCATTGCCATGCAGGTGTTTGCCGCAGTGGTGCAGTTTGCGAAGTCGGCGTTATGATGGGCTTTGATGATGCAGAAGCATTTCGTACGCCTAATTTACTAGTCAAGCATCGTATGATGAAAAAATTAGGGTGGACTTATGAAGAAAAAGAAGATTAATAAAGTCATAAGAAACGGTCTTGTAGCAGTGATCTTTAGCCCCAAGTTTGGGGCAGGATGGTGGACCTGGAATCGGGACCGTATAGATATGATTTTTGATCCGGGACTAGTAGATCTATTAGAACGTAGACAATCTGAGGATAAAATCCTAGCCTATGCTACATTAAAATGGCCAGGGGCTTACTTAGGTGGAATTGACGACTTAACATTGGAGTGGGTCCTCGAAGGAACAGAGTTTAAGATCAATGAATACGACGGAAGCGAAAGCATTGAACTTAAAGAAAGTGATAATTGGATAAAAGCATAAAGGAACAGATATGCCAGCAATATTTTTAGTCAGCGACACACACTTTGGTCATGCCGGTGTCTGTCGCTTCACACATCCAGATGACGACACAGTGAAATTGCGTCCTTGGACTGACCCTGACGAGATGGACGAGGAAATGATTCGACGCTGGAACGATCGTGTGCGTCCCAACGACAAGGTGTATCACTTGGGTGACGTGGTGATCAACCGCAAGGCCTTGAAAACATTGGCTAGGTTGAACGGGGACAAGGTCTTGATCCGTGGCAACCATGACATCTTCCGCGATGACGAATATAGAGAATACTTTCGTGAGTTGCGGGCGTACCATGTGATGAACGGAATGATCTTGAGTCATATTCCTGTGCATGAAGCATCGTTGGGTCGTTTTGGTGTGAACATTCACGGTCACTTGCATGCCAGTCGCGTGAAGAAAGCCCGTGGTGTGGATGCCAAGACCGGCACTACATTGTACAGCACAGAGATTGACCCTCGGTATCATTGCGTATGCGTGGAGCAAACTGACTTCGCACCCATCTTGTTTGAAGATGTTATCAAACGCATTGAAGCAGAAGGTGGTATCGTTGGCTTCCGTAATGGAAACGGTCCTACTATGTGATTCGCAGGCCCGCACTACTCGCAAGAGAAGACAAATCTGCGTCCGCGGTACACGAAAAGCGGGATGGGCTGTGTATCCGGGGTCTGGTAATCCTGACACAAAAAACTACCAGTAGGACCTTCGGGTCCTACTTTTTTGACTAAATATTCATAGCAACGCCGAGCAATCGACGTCGGACTAAGAATGACGCTTAGAGTAGAGACTCTTTTACTGACATAACTATGCTTAGAACGCCATCCGTACATAGAATTGTTGACATTTCTATTAGCTATTTGTTATAATAGTTTTTTAATACGAGTTAATATGTACAAACCATTGATCTTTCTTGGGTCTAATTCCAACATCGGTTTATTTGTTGATACAGCCGAAGAAATGGGCATGACTGTTCACGGTATCTTGGACGATAATTATTACGGCAATACAGATGCCATAGATGGTATCCCTTATATAGGGTCAGAAGAAACTTTTGATTTTCAAATGGAAAAAGATTTATATGTCTTCTTTGTGGCACCTAGTGTAATTCCTATCAACACATTGGATAGACAAAAACGACT